TATAAAGCGGCTGCGCGATCAAACCATTTTAGAGCGATTTGAAAATGGGTATGTCAGCCAAATTCGAAATCCAGACGGACCAGAAGCAGCCGACCGCATCGAGACGCTGGAGGCGGCATTACAAGATACATTAGCGTACTTGGACCAGTACGTTGATGTTGTGGACGGGGATGACGGCGTACCCGCACCAAACGCCGCCATGTCACTTGCAACCATGATAGAAGAGGTGTTAAAATGAATGAAATTTTTGTAACCATCATGCTGTTTTGCGTTACATGCGTTTGCGCTGTGGGTAGCATAACAGCCGTTGTGTTTCTAACTGCTCTCACCCAGGAGTTTTTGGAAGAGCAATATTGGAAAAGGAAATAACATGGACACGCTTGGTGAACATAATGAGCAGGCTGATAAGGTAAAGGGCCAGCTTTTAGAGCTGATGCAAGGGCTTGATGCTTATGTGGCGCTGACGGCTTTAACATACACGATGTCGTCGGTGATCGTCGGTATCAACGGTATTGATAACGTTGAAAGAGACGAGCAGCTTTGCGACATTGCTGATACGTCTCTGCGTCACTGCGTAGAGTACGCCCGGGAGTATCTTAAAAATGTGATTACGAATTGAGGCTAAAGTGAGCGATCAATATGTAACGAGCGCGTACGTAACAGTTTGGCTGTTACTGTTGATCGCTTATTGGGCATGGAGAGGATGATGGCCAGCATAACTAAAAAACTACGCACGAACTTCCCTACCACGCTGCTCAAAGTGCAAGCTGCCGATTATATAGATGAACTTGAGCAGCGGTTACACTTTTATGAAACCACGCTCCGGCGCTTAGCACGTAAAGAACTAACCGTAGAACGAACCAGCCCGACCAAATTGAAACTCAGCCCGGTGGTGGACGAAAAAGACGCCCGCATAAAAGACTTAGAAACAGTCCTCCAAGGGCTTTTGCCCTACGCCCATACAGGTGCTATAGTAAGGGACGTAGACGTTAACGAGCAGCCGCAGTTCGTATCTGCATACCGTGTTTTAAACGGAGTGAAATAACTATGCAAACACTTGAAGAACTCAATGCGCATTATAAATCTGTCCGGCAACGGCTTAACGCCGGGCCGCCACCTAAAATGGAAAAATCCGCTCCGGTAATCAAACCTGAACTTCAACTGGTGATTAAACCGCCGCAGGTTATTACGCCCGCTCCACAACCCGAACCCCAAGACTTTAGAACTCGCGCCCAAAAGATAGTATCTGAAGTCGCCGCCGCTCACAACATGACGGCTGCCGAACTTAAATCTCAAAACCGGACGCGTCCCTTCATATTAGCGAGGCAGGAAGCCTACTACCGGCTTAGCACAGAACTGCGCTACAGTCTGAAGCAGATGGGAATGGCCGTCGGTTTTAGAGATCACACCACGGTTCTTAGCTCACTACAGCGCTACAAACGGCGTATGAACATCACCGATTAAGTTAATCGTTCGGTTTGATCGTTCGGGTAATCGTTCGAACGATTAAACCGAACGAACGATTAAATCCGGGCCCAATCTTAATACGCTCGATCGTCGGAGGAGTGGCACCGCAGGCCACCTCCGTAGAACGATCAGAAGGATAGCCGACGCTAAGAAAACAAACACTTGTGGGTAATCGTTCGGTTAATCGTTCGGGAATTTTCTGGCTTTTGCGTAAGTTGTTGTTTTTGTTGGGTGTTTAATTGATCGTTCGGTCCTCCCCTCGAAGAGGCGAACGATTAAACCGAACGACCACCGGGGCGCTTGCCTTTTCGCGGTGGAAGGTTATAATAGGGGATGGTTGAAATCGCAGCTAAACGCAAATCAGGTCCTGCACCTGCTGCTCGTAACAAGATCGATGCGCTCGGTCTTGATGCGATTTGCGAACAGCTTTGCGCTGGAGAAACGCTTACCGGTATTGCGAAACAATTAGAAGTCAACATCGCTTCTCTGTTGTCTTGGATCGAGGCGGATCCCAATCGGTCCGTGCGCGCACGCGAAGCCCGAATCAAGTCGGCTCAGATGTGGGACGAAAAGGCTGAGACGGTTCTTATCGTCGCTGCCGACCCGTTTGAGCTTGCCAAGGCGCGAGAGCTGGCGCAGCATTACCGCTGGAGGGCCAAGGCGGTGGCTCCTCGCGAATACGGTGACAAGGTTACCCAAGAGCACACCGGCGCTGAGGGAGGACCTATAACGGTTGCCAGCGTCAACCTCAAAGGGCTGAGCGATGACGAGCTAGCAAAGATGCATCAGCTGCTCGCCAAGGCGGTGGACCCCGCATGAACGCCCCAGTCTCCCCCGCCATCATGATGGCCATGATAGCTAAAGAGCAGTCTCGTCGGTCTGCTAGCGCGAGCTTGTATGAGTTCGTGCGTCAAGCCTGGCACGTGATGGAACCCGGAACGACATTCGTTCCTGGTTTCCACATTGAAACGATATGTGAGCATTTGGAAGCTGTGACAGCGGGTGAGATCCTGCGCCTGCTGGTAAACATCCCGCCGCGCCATTCTAAGTCGACGGTGATCAGCGTGGCTTGGCCCTGCTGGGAAATGATCACCGCGCCGCATCAGCGCTACCTCTGCGCCTCTTACTCTAGCAGTCTGTCGATCCGTGACAACTTGGCAGCCCGGCGTTTGATTCAGAGCCCGTGGTATCAGGAGCGGTGGGGACATTTGTTCCAGCTCGCTGGCGACCAGAACGCCAAGCAGCGATTCGAAACGACAAGTAATGGATACCGCATCGCGACGTCTGTTGGCGGAACGGCGACGGGTGAAGGCGGGTCGCGCCTTATCCTCGATGATCCGCACTCGGCTAAAGACGCCCAAAGCGATGCTATCCGTGAGTCGACGGTCGACTGGTTCAATCAGGTCTGGTCATCGCGATTGAATGATCCCAAGCGCGATGCGATGGTGACAGTGATGCAGCGCCTGCACGAGCGGGATGTATCCGGCATCATCCTCGAACAGAAGGGCTGGGAGCATGTCTGCATCCCCGCCGAGTGGGACGGGAAGGTGCGGCGGTCCTCGCTCGGCGTGTACGACCCCCGCCGCAAGAAGGGCGAGCTGATCTGCCCCGACCGCTTCGGCGACAAAGAGATCACAGCACTTAAGCAGAGCCTCGGTGCCTATGGCACAGCCGGACAGCTCCAGCAAGAGCCCGCACCATCAGAGGGTGGTATTCTCAAGACCGACTGCTTCGAGCTGTGGCCGACCGACAAGGGCTTGCCCCCGTTCGAGTTCATCCTACAGTCCTACGACTGCGCATTCACCGAGAAGACCACAGGCGACCCGACGGCATGCACGGTCTGGGGCGTGTTCACTCACGAGGGTGAGCGCAACGCGATGCTGATCGACGCATGGGACGAGCATCTGTCTTACCCCGATCTTCGAGCTCGTGTTATCAAAGACTGGCAGACCGAGTACGGCGGTATGACGAAGGACAGCCCCTACAGCCGGGCTCGTCGGTCTGACAGGATGCTGGTTGAGGCCAAGGCCAGCGGCCAGAGCCTCCTTCAAGATATGCGCCTCGCTCGCGTCCCGGCCATCGGCTACAACCCCGGCAACGCCGACAAGGTGAGCCGCGCCCATCAGGCCGCACCTACGCTGGAGCTAGGCTTGATCTGGATACCCGAGTCGACCAAGAACAAAGGTCATCCCGTAAGTTGGGCCGGGGCCTTCTTGCGTCAGCTGTCCAAGTTCCCCGTAGCCGAGCACGATGACTACGTAGACACATTCACGCAGGCTGTGATCTATCTCAAGAATGAGAAGTGGTTCGACCTGCCCCAAGCCAAAGATATCGACGAGCGCCGCCCTGCGAAGCGCGAACATGTCAATCCCTATGCAGTGTGAGGCTCACGATGGCTGACCGTCCTTTCAACCTAGGCATCGACCCGGCTGACGCTCAGGCGCGGCTCCAGCAGCTATTGCAGCCGACCCAGTATGCGATGGGCGGCCAGACGGCGTTTGCTGACGGCGGTTCCGTCCAAGGCTCCGGCGCAACCGAGGCGGCGGATCTAGACACGCTCTACCAGAAGTACGCAGACCCCGGTTATGCACTTGGGGGTCTCTTTGGCAACAATTCGTCTAGAAACTTTAGAAATCTAGACCGTCATCTTGAAAAACGTTTGGTTGGGTATCAGGATTCCAGTAACACCGACGCTGATGGGAATGTAATTCAGGGCGAGCCTATTTACGAAAACGTTTGGGTTCCAAATTCTCAGCAATCGCAAATTTCTCAACCGGATCAAACTGTTCAACAACAAAATGACGTTAAGAGTTTACCTTCCAGCTTGAACCAGCCTGCGGTCAATTATGGCGAAGATGGCAGCGGCGGTGGGGGCGAAGGTGAAACAACCCCAGCAATCATTGGTTCTTCATCAACGCCCATGAATGAGATTGAACAGCCGTATCTTGGCGGCAACCTCATCATGACTGAAGAAGAAAACAAACAATATGATGATTTAATAAACTCGCAGCAAAGTGGCCAGCAATCGTTTGACGAAAACAACATTCCGCTTCCGCCCACAAAGCCAACCTATTTGCAAAACTTTGACTACGGCCAGTATGCAAATCCGCTTGCGGCTCGGTATGCCTTTTTGTCAAAGGCACTGAACCCAACGATTGCCGCTGCGGCTATGGGCAACTTCCAGTCTGAAAGCGGGAACAACCCAAATCAGCTTCAGACTTCAAACGGAGCATCAACGGGCAAGCCGCTTTACACAAAAGAAAAGGGATTTGAAAACCTTCCAACCGGATATGGATCTGCGCAATGGGGAACCACGAGGCTCACAAATTTGGGGGCCAACAACCCTAACAAGCTGGGGCTTTATGACTTTGCTGACCGCTATGGTCTCGACCCTAACACGACCGAAGGTCAGGACAGGTTTCTTGTTTACGAACTGACGACAAACCCTGAGTATCGCAACGTTTACAAAAACCTGTTGAAGTCAGGAAACGACGTTGCTGGTGCAACTTACGTTTTTGGAAGCGGGTATGAAGCACCTAGAAACCTAAACGCCACGATCAAGCAGCGTCAGCAAGATGCGCTAATGTACCAGAACCTTTACACCAACGGTTTGGACACATTGACTGACGCCCAGCGTCAGCGAATTTCCGACACTCAAAAAAACATTTTGGACCCGTACTTCAACAAGCTGGCTGAAAACAAAACGGCTCTGGGTCAAGATCAGGTTGCTCAAACCAACAACGACCTTGGCGATGTAGGGTTTAACCCTGTCATTGATACATCGGTTAATGATAGGATCATGGCCGATTCAAATGCGTTGCTTAACCAGTCGGTTCAAAACGGGTTGAACTACAACTACCAAGATCCGTTTGGCCTACTTACAAGCGGTCTGTCTCAATACGTTTTGCCGGAAACTTACAGCAGTAGCGGAAGGCCCGGAGGTGGCGGAAATGATGGATGGGGGTCTAGCCTTTCTATACTCAACGATTTCCCTAGTTGGTACACAGAACCATATGCTGAAGGTGGAAAAGTGAACTTCAATTCTATGTTTGACGGCGATAGCGAAATGCTTCAGGCCCGCGCCAAGCAGTTGGCGAGGCAGGCTTATGACAACCCCAAGGCATTGTCTGCCAGCGAGCGCAAAGAATGGAATGAGCTGGCGGGCAAATATAACCTTCCGCCATCAGCCGGAAGTCAAAATACATATGAAGAACAAACAGAAGAAACGATGAATGGGTTGCAAAAAGGGTTAAGTTCGCGTCAAAAAGATAGATCATATGCAAAAGGCGGGTTAGTATATGATCCTGATGAGATCGACGCGATAGCCGCTCAGATCCGTGGAGTGAACTAATGCCTGAGACCATGCAGGAAGACGACGATCTGCATCCCGGTGACGTTGTGCGTCTTGAGGACGAGTTCAACGAAGTTGAGGACACGCCGGACGGCGGAGCTATCATCCATCTTGACAACGAGGTGGACGAGAAGGTTCACCTTGAGCATTTCCAGAACATCGCAGACGAGGTTGATCCTGCGATGTTGCGCGAGGCGGTCAACGACCTTCTTGACAAGATTGACAAGGACAAAGAAGCCCGCGAGAAACGCGACAAGCAGTATGAAGAGGGCCTGCGCCGCACTGGTCTGGGCGATGACGCACCCGGTGGCGCGCAGTTTCAGGGCGCGAACAAGGTCGTTCACCCCATGCTCGTTGAAGCCTGCGTGGATTTCTCTGCGCGGTTTATGAAGGAAGTGTTCCCGCCCGGTGGCCCTGTGAAGAGCAAGGTGATGGGCGTTCAGGACAACGAGAAGATCGCCAAGGGTCGCCGCAAGGCCGACTTTATGAATTGGCAGACGACTGAGCAGATGGCCGAGTTCCGTGGCGAACTGGAGCAGCTCAGCACCCAGCTCCCGCTCGGCGGCGGCCAGTATATGAAATTCATGTGGAACGCTCAGTGGAAGCGTCCTATGTCCGAGTTCATCCCGATTGACGATGTGTATCTGCCGTTCGCCGCCACCAACTTCTACACGGCTGAGCGAAAGACGCATGTTCAGTACGTCACCGAGATGGAGTTCGAGCGCCGCATCAAGGTCGGCATGTACCGGGATGTTGAGGTCGGCGCTCCCGATGACCCTGAGTTCAGTGAAAGCACCAAGGCTAACGATAAGATCGAAGGTCGCAAAGACACCGCCTACAACGAGGACGGTCTGCGCACCATTTTCGAGGTCTACACGCACCTCGACTTCGGTGATGGCGTCGAGCCCTACATCATCAGCATCGACAAAAGCAGCAGCAAGGCTCTCAGCCTCTACCGGAACTGGGAACCCGACGATGAAATGCGCAAGGAACTGGACTGGATTGTCGAATTCCCGTTCATCCCGTGGCGTGGCGCGTATCCGATTGGCCTGACGCACATGATTGGTGGCCTCTCCGGCGCCGCTACAGGCGCTTTGAGGGCGCTGCTGGACTCTGCGCACATCCAGAACATCCCGACGCTCCTGAAGCTCAAGGGCGGCCCCGGTGGCCAGTCCCTGAACATCCAGCCCACCGAGGTCATCGAGATCGAGGGCAGCGGGATGATCGACGACATCC